TAATAGCAGTAAGAAATAATTATAAAATGGAAGTAGAATTATTATATTATAATTATGAAAATGAAATTAAAGAAATAATGTATGAAGAATGAAATAACAGACCAACTACCAATATTCGGTGGTTGGTTTTTTATTTTGCATAAAACAGAAAGGATGGATAACGTGGCAGAAACAAACAAAGCTAAAGAGTATTTGCTCCAGGTAAGCAGAGCAGAACATAGAATAAAGAGACTTCAAGAAGAAATACAGACATTGCAGGAACTGGTAACAAGTACAAGCGCAATAAGTCAGGGCGAAAGAGTTATATCTTCTACATCGCAGGACAAGATGGCAGATACAATTTGCACAATCGAGGAAAGAATAGAAGAGTGGAATACAGAGGTTCGTAAGTTAGTTGAGATTAGAGCAGAGATTATGACAACAATCTCAAAAGTAAGTAACGAAGAATACAGAGGAATCTTATATAAGAGATACTGTCAATCAAAAAAGTGGGAAGAGATAGCACTTGAAATGGGAATCTCATACAGACATACAACCAGGTTACATGGACTGGGACTACAAGAAATAGAAAAAATAATAATATGTCCTTGAATGTCCCTATGAACATAGATTATCATTATAATATGATAAATACCCAAAGGGAACTAAAGTTCCTCCTCCGAAATTAAGTATTTATAGAGTCATCGAAGAATGAAAGAGCATCCTTATTAGGGTGCTTTTTTAATGCATAAATAAAAAGCGTAATAAGTTATACATAATTTTTTTGAATAAATCAGAAAGGAGTGGTTGCAGTGACAATTAAGGAACAGAAATTTTGTGATGAACTTTTGTCGGATCCAGATTTTAACAAAACAATGGCATACAAAAAGGCATATCAAAATGTCAAAAATGATAACGTTGCGGCTGCAGCTGCTTCCAGGCTTATGAATAAGCCGGAGATTAAAGAATATATAGAAAAGCAGTTAGCTGAATTGCACAATGAAAAAACAGCAGACGCACAGGAAGTATTGGAGTATCTCACATCAGTAATGAGAAGGGAACATAAAGAAAATGTTGTAGTTACTTTGAGCAGAGAAACATCTACATATGTTCCAGATGAAAAAGGGACAATGAGAAAGCAAACAGTTAAGGAAGAGATACCCCAAATAGTTGAAATACCTACAAGAGTTTCAGATGCAAATAAAGCAGCTGAGCTTCTTGGTAAGAGATATGGTTTATATACTGATAAGATAGACGTAAATAATGAAGCAGAGGAAAAGAAAGCAGAGAAGTTGGATAACATTGCTAGTATTTTAGCTCAAATGACACCTGTAAGAGAGGGTGAGTAGATTTGTTAATACTATCACCTAAATTTAAAGAATTTATATTAACAGAAACAAAGCGAGATTATCTTGAAGGTACTACTGCAGCAGGAAAAACTACTGTAGGTATATTTAAGTTTATGCTTATGGTGGCAAAGAGCGATATTAAGTATCATGTTATTGCAGGAGCAGACCTTGGAACTGTTGAGAAGAACGTAATTAACAATGAACGAGGCCTTTTAGATCAGTTCGATGGTTTAGCTGAATATTATCCTAAAGGTCAGGGCAAAATTGGTTTATCTCATATTAAGTACCAAACACCAAATGGTGAAAAGATAATTTACGTGTGTGGTTATGATAATAAGGCACGCTGGAAAAAGGTATTGGGTTCACAGCAGGGATGTGTTTACATTGATGAAGTTAATACGGCAGATATGGAGTTCTTAAGAGAAATATCCCATAGATGCAAGTATATGATGACTACATCAAATCCTGACAGTCCCGATTTGCCGGTATATAAAGAATTTATTAATCATAGCAGACCTTTAAAAAAGTATATTAAAGATTATCCAGAAGAATTGCTGGCAGAGTTAAATGAACCTGAAAAAGTTGGCTGGGTTCATTGGTATTTTACTTTTTATGATAATGCTAGTTTAACAGAGCAGGATATTCAGGACAAAATAGATGCGGTTCCGGTTGGAACCAAAATGTATAAAAACAAAATATTAGGTCTTAGAGGAAAGGCTACAGGTCTTGTATTCAGCATATTTGACAGAAAGCATCATGTTATTACAGTTGATAAAGCAAAAGCATTTATCAGAAACAGAGCAAATAAAAAGCAGACAGAATGGTTTGAAATATATACAAGTGGATTAGATACAGCGTATTCAACTAAAAGTCCTGATACAATAGCCATGAGTTTTGCAGGAATAACAAATAGAGGCAGATATATACTTTTGGATGAAAGAGTGTATAACAATGCTGAAATAGGAGTTCCATTAGCTCCGTCAGATACTGCTAAAAACTATTATGATTTTCTTGAAAGAAACAGAGCAGAATGGGGACTTGCAAAGCAGACGTTTATTGATTCTGCTGACCAGGCAACCATAACTGAATTAAAAAAGTTTAAAAGAGAACACGCACAATGCTTATATGTGTTCAATGAAGCATATAAGGGTGTGAAAATTATAGATAGAATTATATTACAACTTGGTTGGATGAACTTTAATGATGATAAAGACATTCAGTCAAGTTTTTTAATTGTTGAAACCTGTAAGGAATATCAAAAGGAATTAGATAAGTATTCATGGAAAGAGGAAAAGGACCAGGAACCAGAAGACGGCAATGATCATATGGTTAACTCAGTTCAGTACAATTGGATTCCATACAGAAAGAAAATAGGAGTAAATAAAGAATGAGGTTATTAGATAAAATGAGAGATGGAATAAGACATTTTTTAAGAATACAGGACGCTCCAAAACAGACGTTTAACATTAGGGAATTACTTAATTATGATGGAAACTGTGTAAAAAATCTTATTTGGTATCGTGGTGATAGCTACGAACTGACACAGCTTTATCAAAACATTCCAGGTGGTTCTGATGGTGTGAAGTTTTGGGCTGCACGTTCAACTGTTGGAAGAGAGATAAGAAAAATACATACAGGCTTACCAGGGATTATAGTTGACCGATTGACTGACATTATTATTAATGATTTTAGCCAGATTACATTTGCAAAAGATACAGACAAAAGGACATGGGACGATATAGCAGAAGATAATAACTTTAAAGAAATACTTAAAAAGGCAACGTCTAAGATGCTTGTATTAGGTGATGGCGCATTTAAAATATCACTCGATACAAAAATAAGCCAATATCCGATTATAGAGTTTTATGGAGCAGATAAAGTTGATTATGTGTATAACAGAGGACGAATACAGGAAGTAGTTTTTACTACTGAATATAGATACAACGATACAAGCTACTACTTAAAAGAACATTATGGATATGGTTATATTGCCTACAAACTTTACAGAGAAATGGATGAGGTAAGTGTTGCTGTTAATACAATTCCAATGTTGAGTGGATTAACCGATGTTGCATTTGATGAATCAGTAATGATGGCACACCCAATAAAGTTTGGAGAAAGTGCAAAGTGGGAGGGAAGAGGTCAGTCTATCTTTGATAAAAAGACGGATGATTTTGATGCGTTAGATGAAGCATGGAGTCAATGGATGGACGCTTTAAGAAAAGGGCGAAGTAAGGAGTGGATTCCTGAATCATTACTTCCAAGAAATCCTGAAAACGGAGCAATTATCAAGCCAAATGCCTTTGACAATTCTTATATTGCAAAAGGTGATGATATGTCTGAAAATTCTCAAAATAAAATTGAAGTGACACAGCCAGCAATTCCACACGAATCGTATCTGGCAACGTACATTACTGCCCTGGATTTGTGCCTGCAGGGTATTATAAGTCCTAGCACGTTGGGAATTGATGTGAAGAAGTTAGACAATGCAGAAGCACAGAGGGAAAAAGAAAAGACTACTCTTTATACAAGAGGAAATATAGTAGACATCTTACAGGACCAGATACCTTTATTTATTCAGAAAGTATTTGATGTTATCAATATAAGTCAAAATAAAACATTAACAGAGGTTAAATGCACAATTGATTTTAGTGAGTATGCTAATCCATCATTTGAAAGTCAGGTAGAGACAGTTGGAAAAGCTAAGACACAGGGAATTATGAGTGTAGAAGCATCCGTTGAGGAATTGTATGGTGATACAAAAGATGAAGAGTGGAAAAAAGAAGAAGTTGCAAGATTAAAGGCAGAGCAGGGAATAGCAGACGAACAGGAACCTGCTTTGAACATGGAAGGAGTTTTGATTAATGAAGGTAATAGTGGGAAAGAAAGTATACCAAATGTCCAAGAACAAGGCAATGAACCTTCTTAGACTTGCAAGTGAGCAAGTTCCAAGAGGAATATATGCATTGGAGAAAGACAAAGTAATTGAAATGAGAAATGATAAATGTAATTCAGTTACTCAGGTAAAAAGTTTAAAAAGACAGTTTAAAAAGGCTGGTTTTAAAGTATATGCTAACGGAGTTGATTAGAAGATATGCCAAAGGATTATGACGTTGAAGAGGCTTTCAGAGCAATTGAGAATGAACTTATAAATTCCATGATGCGAAATTTGTCACATCACAGAGCAGAAGAAATGAAAGAAGGGTTGAACTGGACTTCATGGCAGGCAGAACAGCTTAAGGCTCTTAATGTATACAAGCAAAAGAATCAAAAGAAGTTCACCAAGATATTTGCAGATATTAACAGAAATATTGAAAAGTCCATATTGCTACATAGAAGAACCGGAGAAACCGAACAGGAGAAAGCCATTCTTGAAGCAATAAAAAAGGGAGCAAAGTTAACACATAAGGCAGGGAGCACCATTGAAGGTGCTTTTTTTCGTATTAACGATAGAAAGTTAGATGCATTGCTAAATGAGGTTAATAGCAGCATGAGAAAAGCAGAAACTGCAATGCTCAGAATGGCAAATGACCAGTACAGAAAAGTAATATTTAATTCTCAGATATACTACAATACGGGAGCTGGAACTTATGAAAAGGCAGTAGATATGGCCACAAAAGACTTTTTAAGCCGTGGAATTAATTGTATAGAGTATAAGAATGGTGCAAGAGTGAATATTGCTTCGTATGCCGGAATGGCTTTAAGAACAGCGAATACCAGAGCATATTGTCAGGGCGAAGGCGCTAAACGTCAGGAATGGGGCATAACAACAGTTATAGTAAATAAACGTGGTTTACCTTGTCCTAAATGTGGAAGATGGACTGGAAAGATATTAATAGATGATGTATGGAGTGGTGGAAAAGCAAGTGATGGACCATATCCGTTAATGTCTCAGGCTATGGCAGGCGGTTTATATCATCCAAACTGCAAAGATGGACATACAACATATTTTCCAGGCATCTCTGCAAAGCCTGAAAAGGTAACAAAGAAAGAAATGAAGCAGGCGGTTGTTGCAGAACAGCAGGAAAACAGAAAAAATCTAATTCAGAGAAATATTGATAAGTTTGATAGGTTATCTACTTATTCGCTAGATGATGGAAATAAGAAGCAATATGCGATAAGGGCTAATGAGTGGCATAAAAAAATAGATTATATGTCAAACAGTTTTAGACCTAAATATGAGAATGTAAATCCAATTAAATTACAGCAAAAGACAATCGAGGTCAAAAAAGTTTCAAATAGTAGTTTTAATATGGTAACAGATATAGACAATACAACCAAAAATAAAGCTGTACGATTAACTGAAAAGATTTTGAAAAAATTACAAAAAGATTTGCCAGATAATTTTCAACTACCTAAAATAGCAATAGTGGATTTTAATAGATGTGGGCTTTCAACATATGCAATTGGTGGCTATCATGCACAATCAAAAACAATGTTTATCAATAGTAAATTTGATAGTCCAGATAAAATAATAAGGTTTTTAACTAAAAACGAAGAAAGATTTGCAAATAAAACTGTATATGCACCTTATTTACATGAATTAGGGCATTCATATTATTATAATAAAATAGGTGATATTGCAATTGCCCAAAATATAGGTTATAATGAAGCAAGAAAGTTAGTAGATAGAAAATTGATGAATTATTTAGGTAATATAAATAATGTTAAATTGAAAGAAGAATTAAGTCAATATGCTTATGATGGATATATTAGAGGTAATTATTCAGAGGTAATAGCAGAGAGTTTTTCTTCAAACGAGTCAATATATAATGAAATTATGTCGTTTTTTGAGGGTATATAACAATGATGAGATATAGAACAGAAAGAGAAGAAGAATTGTTTAAGAAAATGGAAAATGAAAATTTAACTCCAGAGGAAAAAGAGGTTATAAAAAAGGAGTTAAATGAAATTGATGAGAGGGAAAGAGGTATTTTTGCATAGATACCACCCAGTCGAAAGATTAGGTGGTATTTTTATACTTAAATTTAATTTAGATCATAATTATTTATGGTCTTTTTTTATACAAAAAATTAGAAAAGAGGTAAAGAAAATGAAAGTATTTATAAGTCAGCCAATGAGAGACAAAACAGATGAACAGATTAGGGAAGAAAGAGTAAAAGCAATTAAGGAAATCAAACAAAAATATAATGAAGATGTAGAAATCATTGACAGTTTCTTTGAAAATGCTCCACATGATGCAAAGCCACTATGGTTCTTAGGAAAGAGCCTGGAACTGTTAGCAGATGCCGATGTTGCATATTTCTGTAAGGACTGGGAGAAATACAGAGGATGCAGAATTGAAAACACATGCGCAAAAGAATATGGCATAGATGTGATAGAGGAGTAATTGTTTATGGATAATTTTAAAGTCATATACAAAATTCTGAAAATTATGGAAGCAGCAATGGATTTGGAAGAATTTGATACTAAAACAATATCTAAAGATGCTTTGAATTTAACCGAAGCCAGATGGTGTAGGATTATTGCAATGCTTGTAAATGAAGAGTACATAACAGGAGTAGAGGTGTGGAACAGTTTTGATTGTGGACATCCGAAAATAGCATTGTCCCAACCGGAAATTACAATTAAGGGATTGGAGTATTTAGAACAAAACAGCCTAATGAAGAAAGCTGCTGAAATGGCAAAAGGAATCAAAGAAATAGTTCCCGGAATTTAATAAAGATAATTAACAACATCCGAAAGGGTGTTTTTTAAATGCAATAAAATGAAGAATAGGAGGTAACTTATGTTAATAGCAAAAATCAATTTTTATGACAAGGAAAACAACCTTAAATTGGTAAAGGCTGGAGATGAAGTTAAAGCTAAGACGAATGAGCGCAAGGAGTATTTATTGAAATTAGGCGCAGTAATTGAAAAAGACGAACCAAAAGCATCTACAAGTAAGTAGGTGCTTTTTATATGCCCAAAACGTGATGGCTTAAAACTCTCGGAATAAGCTGACGAGCTAAAACGGAAAGGAAAACGAATATGATAAGAAGAACATTAGTGCCTATGAACATTCAGTTTTTTGCAGAAGGTTCAGGAGAAGGTAATGGAGACGGAAACGGTAATAATAACCAGAACAATGCCGGAAATGGTAACAGTAACCAAAATACTGGAAATAACAATCAGGGTGCAACATATACCCAGGAACAGTTAGACGGAATTGTTAATAGCAGAACCGCAAGGGCGGAACAGTCGGCTTTAAGGTCGTTCTTTCAGCAACAGGGAATGTCAGAAAATGAAGTGACACAGGCAATTAACAGTTACAAAGCGCAGAGAGCAAAGAATACACCTGATGTTGCAGGAATGCAGACAGAGCTTGCACAGACTAAAAGTCAGAATCAGCAGCTTATGGTTCAAAATTCAGCAACAATACAGGCTGTAGAGTTAGGAATTGATGCAAAATCTATTCCATATGTAATAAAAATGGCTGATTTTAAGGAGGTAATGAATACGGATGGAACAGTTGATGCTGAAAAAGTAAAAGCAGCAATAAACAAGGTTTTAGAAGATGTACCAGCCTTGAAACCGGCAGATAGTGGAGCAAATAATAATCAGGGATTTAGACCTATTGGTGCTCCAAACAACAATCAAAATCAAAACCAGGATGACTTATTAAGAGGCATCTTTGGAATAAAGAAAAAATAGGAGGTAGTAATACATGGCAGCATTACAGTACGCTGATATTTTCAGCAACATTTTAATCGAATTATATGGTCAGACACAGGTTTCTGTAGATTTATATAATTCAAATTCAGACATTCAGATTGTGAATGGTAAAAACTTAAAGATTCCTAAATTATCAGTAAGTGGATATAAGGACCATACAAGAGGTAGTTTAGGTTTTAACACAGGTTCATATTCAAATGAGTATGAAACAAAGACATTAGATCACGACAGAGATATTGAGTTTGTAATAGACCCGGTAGATGTTGATGAAACTAATTTAGTAGTAACAATTGCAAACATTCAGAAGAGATTTGAAACAACTCAGGCTATTCCTGAAGCAGACTGCTATACATTTAGTAAGCTTTATTCAGAAGCTAAAAGAGTAGGTGCGAAGGTTAAGACAACAGCTCTTACAACAGCAAATGTTCTTTCAGATTTTGATGATAACTTGGAAGCTATGACAGATGCAGGTGTTCCACTTGACAGAGTTATTCTTTATTGTACACCAGCTTACCTAAAGTTGCTTAAGAATGCAGAGGGTATTCAGAGAACACTCGAAGTAAGCGGAGCAAAGGGAATCGACAGAAGAGTTCACTCTATCGATGATATTGGAATGATTAAGGAAGTTCCATCTGCAAGATTTAAGTCCAAATATAACTTTACTTCAGGATGTACAGCTGATGTATCAGCGGTTCAGATGGATTACATGTTAATTGACCCTGAATGTCAGGTATCAAGAAACAAGTATAGTTTCATTACAGTATTTGAACCTGGAACAGATTCAAGAACCGCGGACAACTATTTATATCAGAACAGAAAACTTAATGGTACATTTGCTATTGATGAACTTATGAAAGAGGGATGTATCATTCATGCAGCAGCAGAATAGGAGGCAATACCATGAGAGCGGTAAAGGATAATAAGGTATATAACATATCTGAAATGCAGAAAGATGAATATCTTACATTAGGATATGATATTTACGATGATGAAGGTAAAATTTTAGAACACTCACCTAAGACTACAGTTTCATATTCAGAATATGAAAAGGTGGTTAAAGAAAGAGATGAGTTGAAAGCTCAGCTTAATAAAATTTCAGGTGACAAATTCTCTGCAATGGAAGCGGATGAATTAAAAGCATATGCTACAGAACATGGAATTGATTTAGGTAATGCCACATCAAAAGAAGGAATTATCAAAAAAATCAAAGCTAGTAATGCAGAATAGGGGGTGAGCCTATGGCTTACACCCCTTATGTGTCTTTGGAAGAATATTTGAAAACTGCCAGAGAGTTAATACCACAAGATGATGTTGATAAGATGCTGAGGCAGGCAAGCAGACATATTGATGCACTGACATTTAATAGAATTGTTGCCAAAGGATTTGATAATCTTACGGAATTTCAAAAAGATGTGATAAAAGAGGTTGTATACAGACAGGCAGAATTTGAATATGAAAATGAAGACATGATTAATACTGTATTATCAAGTTATTCACTTAATGGAGTATCAATGAATTTTGGCAGTTCATGGAATTTATATATTGAGGATGGAGTCGCAATTAGAAAAGATTTATATGCTTTATTAGAGCAGACAGGGTTGTGCTGCAGATTGGTAGGTGTGTAATGAAATATCCTAATTTGGTACCAAAATCGATGTGCAAGACAGATATAAATGTAACTATTTATAAAGAAGGAGTATCTGAAACAGGTGCTCCTTTAATTGCACTTAATGATGAATTAAAGTGTAATTATCAGGACATGGCATATACAAAAATGACCGCAGAACAGAAGATAGTAACTTTAAGCGGAAAAGCTTATTTTTGTGGAGATATATGCCCGGAGCAGGCTGTTATAAGTAGTGGGAAAGTAACAGTGTTTGGAGTGGAAAGAACAATATATCAGGGAACAAAAGCAAGAAATCCGGATGGAAGTGTAAATTATACGTTATTGGAGTTGGTGTAATATGAAAGTAAGTTCAACTATCAAATTGAATATGGGTAGGATAGCAAAATTAACAAAAGCACAAAGAATGGCATTAGAAATGACTGCGGAAGCAGTACATACTGATATGGTTCAGTCTCAGGTAATTCCATTTGATACAGGTAATTTACAGAATACACAGACTTTTGTAGATTATTCTGACAGTGCAAGCGGAAAGATTACAATTGCTTTTAATACTCCATATGCAAGAAGATTGTACTATCATCCTGAGTTTAATTTTACAAAATCAGAAAATCCAAATGCAAAAGGCAGATGGGCAGAGGATTATCTTGAAAATGGTTCAAAAAAGGATTTTGCACGAAAAACATATAAACAATTGTACAAAAAACTTGGAGGTATATAGATGATTTCTTTAAAGGATATAAAAGACTGGTTGAAGCAGTTTGATATAGCTGAACATTATTACATGGGAAAGTTAGATAACAAGCAGGATAAATCTGTTGGAGTATATCAGAGAAGAACATCTGATCAGCCAAGAATGTGTATAGGTGAAAAGTCATCATATGACATTAAACCTGTATCAATACTTCTGCATTGGTCAAATGATGCAGATGAAACAGAAGAAAAAGCGATGGCTTTATGGAATGTTTTAAGAAGCCAGACAAATGTAACAATTAACAATGTTCATATCCCTTATATAAAGTTACTTAATTCAGAACCTATAGATGTAGGAACAGATGAAAAAGGAGTATACGAAAGGGTTATAGAAATAGATTTTTATTATTCGAAAGGAGTATAATATGTCAGCAGAAAATTCAGGAGTTTTTCCGGTATATAAAAATGCGTTTAAGGTGGGAGCTGCAAAGACATCTTTAAATGACATAGCTGATATGGAAAGTTTTTCAGTGTCATTTGACAATGGTATTGAAAACTGGACACCAATGGATGCAGAAGGATGGCAGAGAGGATTAATGACAGCAAAAGCATTGACAATCTCAGTATCCGGAAAAAGAAACAACGGAGATACAGGAAATGATTACGTAGCAGGAAAAGCATTTGTAAATGGTAGGGATGCAGAAGGATGTTTTCAGTGGACATTCCCAGATGGCACAGTAGTACTAATGGAAAATGCAATTTTTAGCGTAACAGCACTTGGAGCAGGTGACAGTACAGCAGTAGGACCACTTGAATTTGAAGTTCAGAGTAACGGTAAGCCAACTGTAACACCGGCAATTTAGAATTAAGGAGCAGGGTTAAAAGCCTTGCTCCATTTTAGTATTAGGAGGAATATAACATGTCAAAGATTATTGATATTACAGATAAATTAGATTTTGAAGAAAACCCAAGATTAAAAGTAAAAGATATAGAACTCGAAGTTGATGCAAGTGCAGAAAACTTATTGAAAGTAATGGGTCTTGCAACAGATGAACCAACGGCTAAGGATGTTCTTGAAATGTGTGAAATCATATTTACAAAAGAAAGCAAAAAGAAATTAGATTCTTTACATCTTAATTTCAAAGACTATAACACTGTAGTAATGGCTGCAATTAATCTTGCGTCCGGAAGTGAGAATGAACAGTCGGGGGAGTAGATACATTCTATGACCTGATAGATGATTTTGACCTCATAGTGAGTTCTTTTGCATCTCAGTATGGAATAAGGCTGGCAGAATTAAAAACAATGCGGTGGAGTGAATTTGTGAGCTTGCTAATAGGAATTTCACCAGATACGGCACTTGGAAGAATAGTTTCCATTAGAGCAGAAACAGACAAGGAGATACTAAAGAACTTTAATGATGAACAAAGGAAAATCAGGAATGAATGGTTATCGAAACATTCACGGGCAACAGTAAAAAAAGAAGATGCAGAGAAATCAATGCAGAACATAGAAAAGATGTTTATGAGAATGGCAGGGTTAAATGTATAGAATTAAATGCAATATATGTGGGCAAACCTTATGCAAAGCGGACATCTTTAAGGGTGAAATTAAATGCCCACGATGTAATCAAATTAATTACATAGAGTTTATCAGGAAAAGAAAAAATGAAGTCAAGAGCCAATAATCTCCACCTTAGAGTAGGAGAGCGTGCCTGCTTTAGAAAGGAGAGAGAATATGGCTGAAAGTGTAGGTCAGATTGGACTTGATTTAGTTATTAATCAGAATCAATTTCAGTCACAGTTAAACGGAATAAAATCAGTTGCAAAAAAGGCAGGGGCAGTTATAGCTTCTGCCTTTGCTGTTAAAGGAATAGTTAACTTTGGAAAAGAATGCCTGGAATTAGGTAGTGATTTAGCAGAAGTTCAGAACGTAGTCGATGTAGCATTCCCAAATATGAGTAGTACAATTGATAAATTCGCTAAAAGTGCAGCAGCTCAATTTGGATTATCAGAAACTATGGCCAAGAGATATGCCGGTACATTTGGCTCGATGGCATCAGCGTTTGGATTTACAGAAAAAGAAGCAGCTAATATGAGTACCACATTAACAGGATTAGCCGGTGATGTGGCATCATTTTATAACATTAGTCAGGATGAAGCATATACAAAAATAAAATCTGTATTTACAGGTGAAACTGAATCTTTAAAAGATTTAGGTGTAGTAATGACACAAACAGCGTTAGATCAGTATGCTCTTGCTAATGGTTATGGAAAAACAACTGCAAAGATGAATGAGCAGGAAAAAGTTGCGTTAAGATATGCATTTGTTCAACAACAGTTATCAAATGCTACAGGCGATTTCGCCAGAACATCAGACAGTTGGGCAAATCAAACAAGATTATTAGCATTGCAGTTTGACAGTCTGAAAGCAAGTTTAGGTCAGGGGTTAATTAATGTGTTTACTCCGGTTATTAAGGCAGTTAATGTACTTTTAGGCAAATTGGCAACGCTTGCAAGTGCATTTAAAGCATTTACAGACTTAATTACAGGTAACAAGAATGCAGAAAAATCCACAACTGGAATAGCAACAGGAATGGAAAATGCTTCTGCAGCCGCTTCTGATGCAAACAGTAATGTGAAATCAATAGGAGATACTGCTACAAAGACGGCAAAAAAAGTTGAAAAATCACTTGCAGGCTTTGACAAGATAAATAAATTAACTGAACCAACATCAGATGATTCATCATCAGGAAGCAATGGAAGTAATGGTAGTTCAGTATCCGGTAGTCAAGTTGACTATGGAAGTCTTAATAAAGGCGAGACAGAACTAGATGGATATTCAAAGAAATTTGCAAAGATTTTCAAGGACATGCAAAAAGAACTGGCACCAACAACAGAAGCATTAAAAAAACTGTACAATGAAGGTTTGTCTAAATTGGCTGGTTTTAGTTGGAATGCACTTAAAGGCTTTTATACTAATTTTTTAGTTCCAGTTGCCAAATGGACATTAGGCAAAGGATTACCTGAATTTATATCAGCATTAAATGATGGATTAAACAATATAAATTATGGAAAAATAGAAAAATCCTTAAATAATTTATGGAAAGCACTAACTCCATTTGCCATTAATGTAGGTGAGGGTTTACTTTGGTTTTGGAAAAATGTATTAGTTCCATTAGGTACATGGACAGCTAATGAAGTAGTTCCAAGATTTTTAGAAACCCTTAAAAATGCAATAAACATACTTAATGCAGTAATTGAAGCATTGAAACCATTGTTTAAATGGCTATGGGATAACGTATTAACTAAAATTGCAAGTTGGACAGCTGGTGCATTCACCACAATATGGGATGGAATTAATGGAGTACTAAATAAATTCTCGGATTGGTGTGAAAAACATCCGGGAACAATCAGGACAGCAACAGTTGCCGTAGCAGGATTTATGGCAGCATGGAAAGCAATAAAATTCGGCGAATTTATTGTAAATGCAGGTGGTATAGTGTCAATTTTGGAAAAAATGAAGAAAGCTATATCAGCGTGTACCGTTGCAAAGATAAAGGACAATATCGAAACAGCCAAGATTGTTGCGCTATATGCAAAAGATGCAATAGTGAAGGCTGCAAGTACTGCAAAAACTATTGCATTAACAGTAGCACAAAAGGCATCCGCATTAGCACAAAAGGCATTAAATATTGTTATGAATGCAAATCCTTTGGCTTTAATAGTAGTTGCAGTTACAGCATTAATTGCAGCATTTGTATTGCTGTATAACAAGTGCGATTGGTTTAAGAAAGCTGTTGATAAAATTTGGAAAGGTATTAAAAGTGCCTTTTTTGTGTGCTTTGATGCAATTAAGGAATTCTTAACTACAACATTACCTGATGCATTTTCAAAATTAAAAGAAAAAATAGACCCTATATTACAAACTATAGTAGGAATAGTTAAGACTTATATAGAAAGTATTCAAACTGTAATTAATGGAATAACTACAACTGCAAAGGGAGTAGTAGACTTTATTACAGGAGTATTCTCAGGTGATTGGAAAAAGGCATGGGATGGAATAAAGGGAATCTTTAGTGGTTTCTTTACAGCATTAAAAGGAATACTTGCAACAGTTGGAACAGTCATAAGCGGGCCATTTAAGGTAGCATGGTCAGCTATATCAACAACATTTAAAGGAATGGGTAGTTGGTTCCAGACTAAATATGACGCAGTTAAAACAGTTTTCGTTAATGTTGGAACGTTCTTTAGTGAAAAGTTTACAGGAGCGTACGACAAAGTCAAAAATGCTTTCTCGGGTGTTAAAACATTCTTTAAAGACAATGTCTGGGGAGCAATCAAAGACTGCTTTAGCAATGTTGTTGATTGGTTCAGAACAAAGTTTAGTGCTGCGTGGACAGCAGTTAAGGATGTATTCAGTACAGGTGGAAAGATATTTACCGGAATAAAGGAAGGCATAGCTGATACGTTTAAGACAGTAGTTAACAAATTAATAGATGGAATAAATAAGATTATTAAAGTCCCATTTGATTCTATAAATGGCATGCTTAATAAAATCAGAGGCGTTGGAATAGGTAAAGTAAAACCATTTGAAAGTTTATGGAGTGAAAATCCAATATCAACACCTCAGATACCAAAACTTGCACAAGGTGGTTTTGTTAAAAAGAACACTCCACAGCTTGCAATGATTGGTGATAACAGACATCAGGGAGAAGTTGTTGCACCTGAAAATAAGTTGCAGGCGATGGTAGATGAAGCAGTAAGCAAAGCTGGTGGTAATGGAATCACGAAGGATGAATTAGCAAGTATAATGGACAGAGCAGTAATTAGGATTATAGCAGCACTTTCGAGTGTTGGATTTAATATTGATGGTGAACAGCTGGCAAGGCTTGAAAAAGCAAAAAAGACAGCGTTAGACAGACGTTTTAATAACGTGACGATAGTATAGGAGTAATGGATATGGCAGAAGCAGTATTAAAGGCAGGAAGTGTTGAACTTCCTGCGCCTGTCAGCTTGTCAATAGCAGATGAATTGATATGGACGGCAGATACGGGAAGAACATTAAATGGAAAAATGACCGGTGATGTGGTTGCAGAAAAAAAGACAGTAAGCATAACATGGGGAATTTTAACAGAAAATGAATATTTAAAAATTAAGAAAAATCTAACAAGAGGATTTTTTCCGGTTACGTTCAGAGATGATGGTGGCTTGATAACTATTAAGACATATAGAGGAACCTTAACAAAAGAAGTTTTAGGAAGATTGTCGGATGGAGTTTTTTATTACAAATCGGCAACAGTAGACTTGATTCAACAGTAAAGAGGAAATTAAATGATTAATGTAACAGAAGCATATAAAGAAGCAATAAAGGAAGATAGAATATTTGACCTGCAGGATAAAATTATTCTTAAAGATGATACGGAAATACCATTAATTATGTCAGATGTTTTGGCATATTCCATTAATTCGGCTACATCATCTGACAGTACATTTGATGTAGGAAGTGTTGTAGCGGCTAAATTATCGCTGACAATCGATAACACGGATGAAAGATTTGAAGATGTGGACCTGACAGATGCAAGAATATCAACAAAGATAGGTCTTTTAGTAGAAGACAGCTTTGAATATGTAACAAAGGGAATATTTTACATTAACAGCGCCCAGGATTCAGGAGACACTATAGTAATTGAAGCATATGATAAAATACTGTTCCTTGATTTGCCATATGCTGAAAGTACATTGGCATATCCTGCAAGTATTCGTGAGATACTTCAGGATGCGTGCGAACATTGTGGCTTAACGCTAGATGCAAATTTAGGAACCGGAGCGGATTATATAGTTAATTCAAAACCGGCTACGGATTCACTTACATATAGAGACGTTGTAAGTTACTGTGGAAAGATTTTAGGCAAATATGCATACATAGCAGCAGATGATCAGAAATTAAAATTTACATGGTATAAAAAATCTGATTCACCTTATGAGATAACTGAACAGTCAACTCTTACAAAGAATCGTTCTTCAATGAAAATAACAGGAGCAAGATTTGGATATACAGTTACAACTGTTAAGGAAGGAGAATCTGAACCGACGGAAGAAAACAAGACGGCATTTGTTGGAACAGAAGGATATGTTCTAACTATGGAAGATAATCCGTTGATTCAGACAGAGGACATGGCAAATAAAGTAATGAATATACTAAAAAGTTCCGTGGTAGGAACAACAATAAGGGTTTACAGTTTATCGTGTTTATCTGACCCTACAATAGAAGCAGGGGACAGTATTAAAGTAACTGACAGAAAAGGAAGGTCATTTGAAAGTTTTGTCACAAACTGTACTTTTACACTTTGTGGTAATCAGGAGCTATCTTTAGGCGCTGAAACTGAAACAGAAAATCAATACCAGCGTTTTTCAATATCTGACAAGATAGTATCAAAGGCACATCAGAACAACCAGCAGTTAATTAATGATTACAATAACGAAATGCAGAGATTGACGGATTTGATGATGGGTTCGTTTGGTATATATAAGACAGAGGAAAAACAGAAGGATGGTTCAACTATTTTCTATCTGCACGATAAAAAAACATTGAAAGAATCAACAACAATATGGAAAATGACAGCCAATGCAATAGCGGTTTCGACTGATGGTGGAAAGACATTTAATGCAGGACTTGGAAAAGACGGTAATGTAATTACAAAAGTACTATCAACTATAGGTATCAGTTTCGATTGGGCAAAGGGTGGTACTCTTAATCTTGGTGGAGAAAAGAACGGCAATGGTGTACTGAAGGTTACAGATGCATCAGGTAATTTAGTTGGAATGATAAATAACAATGGTTTAACTGCATATCGTGGAACTTTTGGTGGATGGACTATTGATGGTGATAAACTGTACCAGGATGCGGTAGGAGTTGATGGATATACATATAGAGTGTATTTTCAACCTGTAGCAGACCCAAAAGTTAATTGGATGACTTACATTGTTCAAAGACGATTAAATACAACTGATGAATGGGAAAATATATTTTACGTAACAGGTGATGGAGAAATATATGCAAAAAGTTACGCAAATATAGGAGGAAATCTTGGTGTTGCTGGTGACTTAATAGTAAACGGTGCTGCACAGATTGAAAATGTATCGGATATATTTGGAAAGATGTTCTGTTGTGTATCAGCGGTAGTAACAGAAAGTCCGGCAACTATCAATGCACCAGATGGTTATATTCCAATAGCTGCAATTAACGCTGATTGGGCAGCTTACCCAGATACGGCTTTTGAGATAGTTCGACAAGGTGGATATAACCTGTTGCTTACAAGAAATTTAAAGACAAATCCGGCAACATCAGGTAACTATGTAGCAGGAAGTGGTGGAGGAAGAAGAGCCAACATTCTTTTTATCAACAGAAAGTTTATATCCGGCTATGACGTATAGAAAGGAGGCAGACATGGACAATAACATACATGAGGTAGAATTTGGACCATCAACGCTGACACAGATTGAACAACTGTATCAATATGACAAGGGGCAGATTCTTAAGATAACAGACAAAGTAGAAGATGGAACAGAGGTACAGTTTTCAAACAATAATAGCGAATTAACAATAAATAAAGCAATAAACGATAGTCAGGTAGAAATACCTGATATTTTATTGCAGGAAAATAAGAAAATCCTGGCATATTTGAAAATAATTAACTCAGATAGTGAAACAACAATCAAGACTGTTATTATTCCTGTTAAGGCACGTACAAAGCCGGCAGATTACATTGAACCTGAACAGGAAAAGCCGTTTAGAAAATATGTTGAAGAAAAGCTTGAAAACGCAGAAAAACTTGTAGCCGAAGCAAATGACAAAGTAAAGGTAAACGAAGAATGCTTAAAGCAGATAGACATAAAAACAGAACAATCTGTTAATCAGATAGCAGAGGTGACAAACGGTAAGATTAAAGACTTAGACAATACCACAACTGCAAAAATAGGAGATATAAATGCACTTGTTGAAGCAAAGAACAAAGACATAGATTCTCTTGTAATAGCGAAAATGGGTGATTTGGCAAATACAACAAATCAACAGCTAGAGAACATAAATACCACAGCAGTATCACAGATTGAAGCTATAAACAGTTCTGCGGCAGCCGCAGGAGAATCACAGAGAGAAGGAATTAATACAGTAGCATCAAGTCAGATTGGTAACATTACAAATATAACAAATCAACAGTTGGAGAATATTAATGACACAGCTACAAGTCAGATAGAAAATATTGAGGGTAAAACAACTATACAGATTAATGCAATTAATAGCACAGCTTTAAGTCAGATTGATGCCATTAATAACACAGCTACAAATCAGATTGATGCCATTAATAACACAGCTACAAATCAAATTAAAAATATGACTGTAAAATATTCTGATATGTGTAGAACTCTTGGAATAGAACACGAAGGAATAATGCTTGCAAAAACAAGTTATAATGACAGTAGCATACCTCACGACATATACTCTATAGACGTTAGTAAGTTTAAATACATTGAATTTGGTAAACTTGTAATAAATGATGGTTATGAAGATACTCTTCCATCAGTTATTATAGGTATCTATTTAACAAATCTAAAAGATGAAATTGAAGAACCAGAAAACGTAACTACTGGAAAGCGTTATGATGTATCATTACTTAATGATTTACAGTTTTATGTATCTTACATAGGTAGTGGCGGATATGAAGTTACAGTAAACTATAAACTTTATAACGATGAAGATGGAATTAATGGAGTGACAGATTTGATAGTTGAAAATGCTTTAGGAGGTGACTATTAATGATACTAACAAAATTCCTAAAAAACATAGCAGATGCTATCAGATACGCAGAAAAGAGCACTAATAAAATAAAAGCAATTGATTTTGCTGATAGGATTAAAAAACTAGGTGGTAACGGATTTGAAGTAGAAATAGTGGAGGACAGTTATGAAGTTAAATTGGAAACTAATTTTAAAACGGAAACAATCGTTATAAATGATACTGACGAGACTGTAGTAGAGGATAAATTAGAAGAAAGTGAGGAATAATATATGAATTATAAATATGTGAAGGTTACAGATAATAGTGCTTATTCAAAATTTAAAAGTGCATTAGAAGAATTTTATGGTGAGGATGCAGAAGTAGTATATGTTTCTGATACAACCAAAAATTTTATGGGAAGTATGATATTTAGAATAAACAAATTTTCTACAAAATATATACGAATTGCAACTAGTGATAGGTGGGGAGAAAGAGAAA